GTGTACCCATGTCAGCCAAAATACCTGTAATATCGTATCCATTGTGGCTAGATACATCGATGAATAAGTCGTTTTTTTTCATTTGTTTATTTTCCTTTCGTTTTATGGCAATGCATTAGGCCATTGCTCCTTCATCATTGTGCATGATGTAGTATTTTGGTTTTTCAGTCGGACGAGAACCTGCAATTCCATTGAAAATCGTATTATTATTGATTTTGATCATTTCTATTGCTCCTTCCACGCATCATTCATCTGTTTAACTGCTGACTCAACAAATGTGTCCAAGTCCTTGTCAGTCATGCTGATATTGTACTTGCTAAGCTCTGTACGGATTTTAGTTCGTGCTTGCTCCAGCTTCTCTTCACCTTTATAGCCAGTTTCGGTTGCTACCTGCTCCACAGCATTGACCGCATTTTTGGCCAAGATTTCAACGATTTTGATGGTCTTTTCTCCACCTTTTTGAACCAAGTAGTCCTTGGCTGCCTTGACTGCTACCCCTGCTAAAATAACAAGGATGCTGATTGCACCGTTAGTAATAATTTCATTAATCTGTTGCATTTGTATTTTCCTCCGCGATTTCTAAATTTACAAATTTGTTAAACAGGGCATCAATGCGCCCATTCCCACCTAACTTCTTGTAGCTAGAGTGCATTTTGTGAACGATATCCGATTCATGAACCGTTGTATATCCACGCTTGAGAGCAACCGTAATATCGCGTTCTAAACGTAGATACATGGTCACTAGATGCGCTTCATCATGAACTATTAACTTTTCATTCACTTCAGTTATTTTTTGCTTATTATCCTCTCCAATAGCGTGTATAGTGCTCAATTCTCCCTTCAGTTCATTAAATTGCTCTTTATTGAGATGTCCAGCTTTGCTGGCTCTCATCCCAAACCAACCAGTCGCGACAACTCCAATTGTGGGTGCAAGCTGAGTGATTGAATGCACTAGTTTTTCAAAAAATTCAACCCATGTCATACTATCTCCTTAATCAATCCTTGGCATGACCACGGTCAACACACCTTGCTGAAGCATATCAGAGAGTGCTTGCTCTTTGTAAGTATAGCCCTCTGTTTCTTGCATCTGGAACTTAAAGATAGTTAGCGTACCTTTTGGCCATTTTGCATTTGTGTCAAAGGGATAAGCACCTGAGATTATGTCTCCGTTTAAGTAACGTGTGCTCTTAACAAGTGGTTTGATGAATGCAGCTACTTTGTTGTAAGCATAAGTAGGCATGCCTCCGTTTTGAGAGACAGTAAGGGCAATCAAGACCTCAGTAATTGCTGAAACAGAATCCAGATACTCTTTGTTAGCAGTCAAATCTTCCTTGGTCTTGTTAAGTTGTTCCTGAGCTTGCACGATTGCGCTAGATGGGTCAATTTCTGTCTTGACAATATCTAATACTGCCTTGATTAAAACATCTTCAGAATCGCCCGTGCGGTCTCCTACAAGCTCACGCATGTTCGTACTGTAGCGAGTCCCATCTGAGAGACGAATTTCAACCACGGTCTTGAGGTTATCCCCAAGGCCACGAGTGTAAGGCTTACCTGCCAATTCATAGTTATTAATTGCCATTTACCATTTTTCCTTTCACTTCTTCAAACTTAGCTTTCAGCTTTTCGTCAGAATCAATGACCTGCTTCATCTGCTCAAGCTCCATAGCGGTCACTGTGTAGAGGGCTTCGAGTGTGGCCGATTGAGCAGCCTCATTACCGACTTTTTCACCTAAAGATTTAATTGTCAGGCTGCTGATTTGTTTGTCCTGTTCTGTCATGTTTTTTCTCCAATTTATGTATTTTTTGATTGAGTTCTTGAATGGCCTTGATTAGATAAGGCACAAGTTCAAAAGTTCTGTATGAGTAAGCTCCATCTGGATTTTCATAAAATGCTTCAGGAGCATATTTTTGGACATCCTGCGCCATAATACCGCATGAGATATCTTCAATCTTTCCGTCATACTCTTTGCGATAAGAGTACGTTTTGAGTTTTTCAATAACATCAAGCCCTGAAACTTGACTATCTTCGATATTTGACTTATAGCGACGGTCTGAGATTTCCTTATTCATTGGAATCCAGTCGTAGCTTGAATTAGCGCGATAGAGATACAGATAATTATTTGAAGGTGCGATACTTGAATACTCTGGTGATGAAATCCAGTAAGCCCACAATCCTGATTCCTTAGCGTAGTAAATATTACCTGTTACTTGAAGATTTCCGTGAATAATTGGGGTGTCCCAGAATTCAGCACGGCTGTAGCAAAACATTCGACCATTTTGCCTTACAAACCAAGCGTCATTCCCAGGGCTCTCCCAATTATCGCCCCAATTCACCCAAAGAGCAGTTCGAGTCCAATTAGTATTATTGCTACCGCTGCTCATTCCGACAGAGAACTGACTCTGGCCAGTCAACCAATAAGCAGACGGGTCCTTGTCATGCGTACCGATTTGGAAGCCACCGATTCGCCCCTTGAAACCTTCAAATAAAGTCGCAGATACTACTACCGACCTAAGCTTATTGATAAAGGCAGTCTTTGAAGCAAGCGTGTCCGTGAAGATATCGCTTGAGACAAACATTCGAGCCATTGCCGAGTCCATGATTAGCTTGTCAGCCGTGATAGTATTTGCTCCGATAATTTCAGCGTTCAGCTTGGCAAAATTACCTTCACCGACAAACAGACGTTTGAAATATCCATCAATAGCCGTGAATTGGTCAGCAAGCGTCTTACCTTTTAATCGAATCTTCTCTGCTTCAATCAGGATTTGGTTGTTAGTAGCATTGATTTGCGAAACGATTGCTCCTGCACTTGTCAGATTCTGAATCGCCCAGGATCCAGCAAGCTGATTTTGAACTGTGCGAACAGCTTCGTCTGTGTCTTCAGGGGCTAGCGTGAATGATGTCGCATTACTTCCAATTTCAAGTTTTATTTCGGAAATGTAAAGGTTTATTGATTTACCGGGATTTCCATAAAACATTAAATTGATTTCATCGATATCAACTGGTAACTCATAATTAAAATTAAGTTTTTTATAAGTGGATGCAGTTATGTCGCTATTTGGAATCTCTCTCCACGCCTGTGATTTTATTGCACCATCTTTCCTATAATGCAAACCAACATCTAAGCCAGAAAAAGTGTTATATCCATCTTTTGAAACCAAAAAAGAAAGAGTGATTTTGTCGGATTTTTTTAGTTCAATTTTGAATGTCTGTTGCAATCCAAAATAACGAGCATTTATAGATGTACCATAAATGTGCACGCCCGTTTTACCACGATTTTTAGTTGAATGTTCATAGTTGAAATTTAATCCAGATATATTCGATTCTTTCCAATTCTTAGAACCGTCCCTAAAATCAGCATTCTTCACATAATTTCGGCTATCTCCGACATTTTTAGCCACTTCAACCTGAAATAGCTGATTCGTCAAAGCCATCCGAGCGACCTTCTCAACAATGTCAGACTCACTACGACCAATTATTCGTTCGTAGAGCAGATTGGTTTCTTTCACTCGCTGAAATTCGACGAGGTCAGCTTTGTTGTCAAGCTGCCGTCTCACTTGCTCACTGATTTGTTTCGCCTCTTGAGCTAGCAAACTACCTGCACCAGCGTTTTTCAAAGCTTCATCAGCCTTTTGTTTGATTTCGTTCAAACCAGTGCTGTCGAAATCACGAAAACGTTGGTCGATTGTCTCTGTCAGACTTCGCTTGACCTCTTCTGTTTTAGCTTTAGCAGCGTTGAGACCATCTGTGAATTGGTTGACCAATTCCTCTTTTTTTCGGTCAAAAGCGAGATCCGCATTCTTGATTTCTTTCGCCAATTGTGTAGCGAACTGTCCTTGCAAGTGCTGAGTTTCGTTTTTAACTGCATCATTAACAGCGTTAGAAAGCATATTGGACAAGCCTGACTTAAATTGTCCAAATCCAATAGATAGTAGCTTCTTAGCCATCGGTGAGTAAGTATACTTCGTGATTTTCTTGCGAACATCCATCTTGAATCGATCATGAAATAGACTGACAATATCAAAAATTTGAACAGGAACATCACTCTTTCCTTCGACTTGAATTTCTAAACTGTCTTCAAGCATATCGCAGAGTGTAGTTCTGAAATACTGCTCACCGTATTTTCTAAGAGTTGCTTCATCTTTCACGTCCTGGTCATTAACCTCAATCACATCTTCATAGATTTGACTGTACTTGTTAATAAGAGGACTATCCACAACTACAGAAAACTTGCGATCAGGCGCCTTTTCTCTCTCACCTTTGACGGTAGTCTTGAAGGTGATTCGAGTCTTCAAAGACTTAGTTGATGTCTTTTGTTGATAGCTAGATAAGTTCTTTTTGTACATAAATAGCGATTCATTTTCTGAACCGCCATTTTTCAAAAGTCGAACCTGGTAACCATGACGTACAAGATCGCCACCCCACTGACCAAGGATAGAGTGCTTATCTTTTGTAAATGCGACCATCGCGTTGACACTATCAGTATTGAACGTGTGACGTTCGTCGATGTCGGAAAAGAATGAGAACGGATTATCACGAGTGATGCTTCCAGCAAAGCGACTCAAAGCAGTTGAACCAGTCGCTCTATCCAAAGAAATCGGATTGATGACATAGTTGTTCAATAGTGTAAAGGATTGATTCGCATAGACTTGAATATAGCCGTGTTTCTTTTGAACCTCGAAAATGACGAAATCCTGTTCACCATGCAGGTCATCGGCTTTTAGGAAAGTTTCTGCCTTCAACTTCTCCCACAAAACATCTGAGGTCGGAAAGCGAAAAGTCAGTTGATAGGTACTATTTGCTTCTTGAGAAATCTTGTCTGCATAAGCAGCATTTAGAGGAGTATTCCCATTTGTTAAGTAAATCAAATCTTGTACCTCCAATTTGGCCGAATAATTAATCTAAGAACATTTCCAGTAAATGTAATACCACTTCTGCCAGTTGGGATTTCAAAGAACCCACCGCGCTTTCTGAGCGTGTTCTGGACCGCTCCAGTAGCATTGTAGATATTTTGCTTGCCTTGCCTACAATCAATTGTAGCTTTCGTTTTTACATTGAGATACATTGTTTCTCGGCCGATGGTAATCGAAATATCTCCATCTCCCTGAACTTCAATGATGGGCTCAGAGTAAATGGTCCCTGGATTGTTAATTGTTCCTGGTCCATTATAAGATTCAGGATTAACCGTTTTTTGATATCGAAAAGGCTGCATATTTAGCTTGATTTTCAATTGCCATGCATGATTGCCAAAAGGTTTATAGCTAGCCGTTAAAAAATGAGCATAAAAAATAGATTCAGGATGATAGCTAAATTCCAACTCATTGTCATTCGATTGAAATTTATCCAGGATAATCGAGATATCAATCATCTTTGTAACGTGAATTGTAAAAGTTCTGTCATAGCTATCAAAAGAACCATCTAATACTCGATAACTTCCATTCACACCATGAAGCTCGGCCACCTCCCCTTTTGGTTTGGCAGCCTCAACTTCTCCAAAGTCGGTCACAATACAACCTGGAAGGGTCGATGTATTAAAGCCATTAATGATCATATAATCCATTAGATTCCCTCCCTTGCTAAAATAGAACCATGTTGTTCGTAAGTGTTCAATGAGATTTTCTCATTGTCTAGATAGATGTCTGACGATTTTTCAAGGATAGCGGTAAGGATAGATTCCAAACTTGACCTCATAATCGCTATCTCAGACACTGTTTTACTCTCTTGTACTTCAAGTTGAGCTGATGGCATGGCCAAACGGGCTTCAAGGTTTTTTGTGACAGATGCAGTTGAATTTAAATCCAGATTATCACCTGAAAACACATCAGAGATTTCTCCAGCCATACCACTTACTGTTTCCTTAACATCTTTAAACCGGTCTTGCAGTCCTTGGTCTAAACCTTGCATGATTGCATTACCTGCAGGAATCAATAACTTACGGTCATATTCAATAGGACCTTTGTGGTCACGAATCCAGTTTGCAATACCTCCAACAAAATTAGTAACTCCTTCCCAGGCTGATTTTAATCCTCCCAAGAATCCATCTAAGATTGCTTTACCAGCAGACCAAAGATTGATATTTTTAATTCCATTGAAAATGCTTGTTACATTTGATACTAGACTGCTTACCGCTTGCTTCATGGTATTCCACGCTGTTTGAGCACCACTAACAAGTCCATTGATGAAACCAAGTACAAGTGATTTTAGCCCAGACCAAGCTGCGCTAGCTGTTGATTTGATATTTTCCCAGATACTGGATAAGAAACTTACAAAATTATTCCATAAGTTTTGAGCACCTTGAATCAATCCAGTAATTAGATTCGATACTGTAGATTTTATCCATTCCCAGGCCATAGACGCAGCCGTTTTGATAAATTCCCAAATTGTACTCAGAACATTAGAGAAGTTCTCAAAAACACCAGTAGCGTATCCAACGATAACATCCACAACTCCAGAGAAGTATGTTTTAATACCCTCCCAAATCATGGAAACGCCATTCTGAATTCCTTCCCAAATCAGAGAAAGATCTGCTCCTAATTGATCAAAATTTCCTGTCACAAGATCAATGATAATCAAAATAGCACCCAAGAAAATCGATTTGATAAATTCCCAAGCACCTTCAAAAATCAGTTTAATTCCTTCCCAAACTTGAGTAAGACCATCTGAAATGTTGTTCCAAATATTCATGAATCCGTCAATGAACGGTTGAACAACCGTCATGACAGCTGTAGTAATCGCTGTCCAAGCGGTAGATGCTGCCTCCTTGATTGATTCCCATAAATCAGAAAAGAATGTTACAACAGAATTCCACATCGCCTTTAACGACTCAACGTAAGCATTCCAGGTTGTAACCACTCCATCCCACAAAGTGCTAGCACCTTCAGAGATACCAGACCAAAGACCGACAAAGAAATCAGCAATCCCCTGCCAAGCCTGTTTGATCCAATCCACAAAAGAGGACCAAATCTTTTGGCCAGTTTCAGTTTGTGTGAAGAACCATACAAGACCTGCAGTCAATGCTGCGACTGCCGTTACGATTAGGCCAATCGGGTTTGCTGCTAATACTGCATTGAAAATACCAAATGCTCCACTTGCCCCCATGGTAGCAGCTGCATTCGCTGCCTCTGCGGTAGTGAGTGCTCCGGTTCTTACGAACTGAGCCAACATAAGACCATTCGTGATGGATAAAGTCGCATTTCTGATTGCTTCTATTCCTTTTATTACAGTCATTACTGCTTTGTATCCAGCCCATGCACTTGTAATTCCGACAACTGCAGATTTTAGAACATCTAAAGCAATAGGTGAATTTTTCAGCCATTTTGTGAATTTACTAAGGTGTTCAGAGGCTTTGCGAATAAAATTTGTAACGGTTTCAAATGCTGTTCCAAGAAGATTCACTCCCTGCTCTCCGTCTTTGATTCCTAAAAGATCTCCGACGAAATCACCGACAATCCCTACTACATCACCAATTGCAGAACCAATGTTCTCAAAAGTAACTCGGATATTGTCTGCAATATTGACAATTTGAGTTGCAGCTTCCTCACTAAAACCAATCGTATTCAGAATATCAATGTTATCCTGCTTACTTAATGACCCAAAGATCATGTCAAAAAATGTCTCAAAGATACCTGTTACACGAGATAGTTGATCAAAAACTGCACTTCCAAAGGCATCCCCAAAAAGCTGAGAAGCAATCTGACTAATCCCTTCAGTCAAAACCAGGCCAAGACCAGAAAGAACATTACCAATCATTGGCAAAAAATTATCAAAGAGAAAGGTAGATGTTGTTTTAAGCAAAGCATGCAGAGAAGGTAGAATATTCTCCCCTAGCGCTAACTTTCCAAGTACATTCTGAGCTGCTGCTTTCATGGATTCAAACGATCCGCTAAAAGTAGATGCTGCCTCTTTAGCTGTTGTCCCAGTGATGTCTAAATTCTCCTGGATAGCATGAATGGCGCTATAAACATCAGAAAGGTTGTTAATGTCGTACTTGACACCAGTCAACTTCTCTGCATCAGCCAAGAGACGTTGCATTTCTTGCTTAGTACCACCGTAGCCGAGTTTCAGGTTGTCCAACATGGTGTAGTTTTGCTTCGCAAACCCTTGATAAGCCATCTGAATGCTCTCCATCGATGTCCCCATCTTGTTCGCATTATCTGACATATCAATCATGGCCATGTTGGCTGTTTCAGCAGCTTTGTTTGTATCGCCGCCCAAAGACTGCAAGAGACTAGCTGAGAAGCCTGTCACGTTTTCCATATAGGCATTCGCTGATAGACCTGTGGTCTTGTAGGCTTCATTAGCATATCTCTTGACCTTGTCAGCAGAACCTTTGAAAAGAGTTTCGATACCTCCGAGAGATTGCTGAAGCGCTGCTCCTTCACTGATAGCTGCCGAAAATGCCTTGCCAATACCTGCCGCTGCAATAACTTTCGTCATAACACCAACAAGACTAGAACCCAATGACTGTCCAGCACTTTGTCCTGCTGCACTCGCTTCAGGATTGAGGATTGATTGGATTTTACCAGTGATGCCTCTAGCTGAGGGTATCAATTGTACATAAGCCTGTGCTATTTCTGTAGCCACTAATCCTCACCTCCTATTTTTTCTAAAATTTCCTGACGATATTCTTCAAATTCCTCACCAGAATCAAAGATCATCTCCTTGCTTTCTTTAGCTTTAGTTTTTCCTGTCAGTTCCTCTGCAACCATTAATGGTTTGTTGATTCCTTTCTGACCGTCTGTCGTTTTAAACCAAACAAGAGCAGAAAGCCTATCAAGCACGCCTGCAAGCAAAAAGGTTTCAAAAGGAACTTTGCTATTGGTCATTGCTCGTTTGATCCGTGAATCATCTCTCAGACCAAAAGCAAAAACAGCTACCTGGTCAGCAGGTAACTGTCTATAATCAAAAATCCCATATGTTTCAGCTAAATCACAAATAAGAGCATCTTCATCTGTTTGAATCATTCTAGCAAGGAGCGCTATTTTTTTAACTGGTTCTGACTTGTAAAGATCTCACTAATTTCTGCCCCCATTTTATCCAAAGGAACAATTCCATCCGCAGTTCGCACATGATTTTTCAAATCTTCCGATTTGTTGCCAAGCATAAGTTTGACCACTTTTGGTAAAACTGCCGGATTTGTATCTACTTCAGAGATTGCTTCAAGCAACTCATAGTTTTCCATGCGCTCTTTTGTGATTTCAAAAGCAAATCCGGTTGAGGTCACACCACGGATTGTTTTAATCTGTGGCGCAGCTCCTTTATTTTTCTTTTTGCGATTTTGTTTTGACATAGTTAAGCTCCTTTGATGTATTCATAGTGTGTATCATCAGCAGCGTTAGGGAAGGCAGTTACTGTCGTACCATATCCGAGAACACTTCCATCGTTATAAGTGATTTCATCGATGGCAGTTACTTTTCCTGAAGGAATAACAATACGTTTAAGTACGCCACCTTTTAGAACCGTTTCGATAACCAGACAGTGATGTGGCAATTCTTTTGAATTTGCCTTAATGGTAATTCCTGATGACAAGTCCCCAGATACATTATCTGATCCATAAACTTCCTTCAAAACTTCCACATTCAATGCTTCAATCAGCATATATTTGAAAGTGTCTGTCTTTTCCTTTTGAACCGAACTTACAACGACGCCACCCCACGCCTTGATATTTTCTGATTCTGGGGAGTTGCTATTGGTCATACCATCTTCTGAAATATACCCTAGCGCTTTAAACGCATCATCTAATTTTGTAGTTGCGTCTGTCGGCAGTGCTGTTCCAAGAGGTGCAGAATAAACCGCACCTCCAATTTTAGGTTTTGCAGTCGTTACATTTGCTTCTGTAGCCATTTAATTTCTCCTTTTAAAAATAATTAATATCAAATACGGCTTGATATCGATATTGTTTTGTTTCAGTGTCCGTAAAGTTGTAATCGCTGTTTAGGTGGACACCACAGATTGAATCTAATTCAATCAATCCTTTCACAGCACTTTTCACTTTCACATTGAGCTCTGCAGCCTTCTGCATAGTTGGGGCATAACTTTGAAAAGCAAAGGTCGCACTACCAGAATGATTTCGCTCCTTACCACCAGTTTTTTGAATAATGACAAAGCTATCGGGAGCTTCAGCTTCATGCTCAAAAAATGACGGTACATCTAAATGACCGTCAAGATATTTCATGATAATAATTTCAATCATCTAATGCACCGCCTTTAACAAAGTGTTATTTTTCAAATTATCCCTCTTCGCTTTTCGTGTAGCTGGATAAATCATAGCATTGGCCCTTGTCTTACCAACGTGGCTATCTTGTTCGTAACCAGGGCCACATCTTTTTTTAATGACTGTCGCTTCTTTGTTCAGAATGTCCTGAATCTCTTTTGATTTCAAAAGAGCTCCTACACCCGCACCGATAAGCTTGACTTTGAAATTACTCATACACTTCGACCATCACTTTCTTATTCCATTCTAGAGGCATCATGGCTTCGATGCCTTCCAAAGGAATGCCAATTGTGCGCCATTTTCGTCCAAAGAAACGAACCTCACGATCTTTCCACTCGTTCTGATCGCCTTTTGGGATACCCAGCGTATAAGCAGCCTTCTTTCCAGTCAAATTAAGCTGATTGGTGACATCTTCTGTCGAAGACGGAACAACCAGGACATTTTCTACTTGAATTTCTTTATTCTCATAGATAGTATGCCCAAAGTCATCACTGCCAGTCTTTACCTTACCAATCAAGGTAACTGGTATTCCTTTAATCCGTCCCATAGATATCAATCACCCCATATCTTTGTTTTTTAAGTCCCAGACGTTTCAACTCAGAGTCTTTGATAAAGAGACCACCACCAGGAACTAGATATGAACCACTGAAGGAATATCCAAGAGCAGACTCAGCCATTTGAGTCATTGGTTCCTGATCAGTAGAGGTCATCAAGGTGCGAGCTACCACATCCACGGTTACAGACTTGACTACTATGGCAAAAGATGGATCAGTAGCCACTAACCCATCTAAATCTTTGCCAACTTTTTTAGCTTCAACGCGAAGAGAATGAGAAACAACTTCCAACAGCGCTTCGGCTCGTTTTTCCTCATCGAATTTCAACGCTCGCCACAATTTTTTAAGATCGTCTACTGTTGCAAAGTTTTCCATTTCTACCTCCAGTCAAGCGACTACTGGACTTCAGTGTCAGCTTGTTCGATCATCGAAATCAATTCAGGTTTTGTAGCGCGGTTATCATAAGTAATCCCTTTTTCATCAAGGATTTCTTTCAATGCTGCGTTGGTCAATGAGTCCAAAGGTTTGTATGCTGCAATTGGAACCCAATCACCCCCAGAAATTTCTGTGTTAGTGTTGATTGTTGCTCCTGTCTTTTGGTTTACATACTCAGCCATGATTAACCTCCCGTTTTCACGATACGAGCGAAACTAGCAGCATCCATGATGCCCCATCCAATGTATGCTTCGCAACGGATATAAATCTGGTTATACCCTTTAAGGTCGCGACCGCTATTGTCAGGATCACCATACTTGATGATTTCCATCGGAACTTCTTTCGCATAGCCCCATTTGAACATTGTTTCAAAGTCCCCAACAATCGCTGTATTTTTAGGATCTGTTTGTGAGTATGATACAGTGCGGTTTTTATCTACTGCCAATCCATTGATCGCATCAGGTACACCGCCCCATGCCAATTCAGGATACAATTTCCCACCTTCAGCATTTTTCATTTTAGAGAGTGCAGTGGTAAAAATAGGGTCCAAAATCGCTCCAGTGATGTCGCGTTCTGATCCATCAATCATACCAACAGCATCTTCCATGCTTTCATCTGGGTTAGTATCTTTGAAAGGTACTGTCTGAGTAACTTTTTTGTCAAAGCAATTATCACCAATAATAGTAGAGGCTTGTTTTGTTCGTGGATTAATACCATGAATACTCATGATATCAAGACCACGAGCTAATTTTTTAGAAAAACCTTCAACAAAATCAGTGAGCATATCAACTTTTGCTTCTTCAGAAGCATGTAAAAATTCATCAGATACACGGGCACCGTATTCAACTTTGAGCGGCACAATAGTTACAGGTTCGAGGCTTACACCACCATAAGTCTTTTTGCCATTTTCTGCTACAATATCGATATCAGAATCGAAATCGAAAATGAACTCCTTTTGTCCATTAAACGGAATTGGTTTTTGAGGGCATAGCTTAGCGATTGACGAATGACCCTTCACCTTGTTGATTACCTTTGTTACAAGTTCTGGATCAAATAGATTTCCTTTTGAAAGTTGAGCTTCTGACATATTTTTTTCTCCTTTAATCTTCGATATTTAAATTTTGAACCAAGTTTCTAACCATGGCTCTGTCATCATCCTCTTTAGGGACAATTGGTTCAGTTGATTTTACTGGTGCAATTTTACTTACTGGTTTCATAAACCCAGCTAAGCGCTCTGCATCAGCTTTCAAGCTTTCTTCATCAGTTCCCTGCAAACGATCTGCAAGGTCGTAAGGCAAACCATGTTGCAAAGCTACTCGAGTTCGCAGACTAGCCGTCTCATAACCAGCGATTTGATTCTGCATTTCTTCAAGTTGCTTGTCAGCATCCGCCTTACTTTGATTGTTAGCTTCGATTGTTGACTTCAAGCCGACATTTTCTGTTTCCAATTCTGTAACTCGAGATTTGAGCTGGTCATAGTCGCTATACTTCGCTTTCTCACGAGATAAACGCTCCTTAATAGCAGCATCAAATTCTTCTTGTGTAGTGATTGGTTTAAATTCTGACATTCTCATGTCTCCTTTCTCCTGCTTCCCCGGCAGTTCGGTAATTTTGGGCATCAAAAAAAGCAGTCACAAGACCGCTTATTTTAATAACTGATTTTTTGCTTTTTCTTAGGCTTAGTTGTAGCACAAGCCCAATGCGCAAGCAAAGCGCTATCCATCAAAGAAATATCCATATCGTCAAAGTGCGATCGATAGCCAAAGCCACCGTTTGAGCCAATGTTCCGCTTATCGCAGTTAGTAGCTACTTTAGACAATGATGGTTGACCAGCATGACAGATGGTTTTTTGGTAAATCCCCTGTTCCCAAAGAGCATTGGCCACGATGATTTCCTTCACCGTTGGTAGAATCACGTTCTTGATTCTGTAGTCCTTTAACTCTTCGTCCAAGATTTTTTGACCACTTGCGCCATCTATGACAATCTGAGCCACATCAGCTTGTCTCAGAAAAGCGACCATCCACTCATTACCATTACGAACAGACTGACAGTCCACTGTTTCAACAAAGTAACGGCCATCCTTGGTTCGTGCAGCAATACTCAATGCCACATTCGTTCCATCTTGGCCATACTTGATACCAACAGACAGCTTTCCAGACAATTCTGGTACATCATCCACCTTGAGCTCATTCCACTCAGTTTCAGAAATAGCAGATTTCTGGTTGTAAGTCGGCCAAAATCCCAAACGTTGGATATTATGGTCCAGCTTATCCTCACCAAGCTCTGCTTCAATCTTACGCTCATTTAAATGATAACCCATAGACGGATTTGAATTATACCAAGCTTCCACATCGTCGATTCCCTTTTCATCAGAAACCGACCACTCAGCCCATCCTGAATACTTCCCTTTCCCGAAAAGACAAGTCTCACGGTACTTAGTAAAGACCGTACCGCTTGAAACAGGTGTCGGAGGTGTTCCACACATGATTGTGATAGGATTTTCACTGTCCGTAACCGTGTATTTCAAAGCAGATTCTTGCTCGGTCGTGTACTCCTGAGCCTCGTCAATGATCAGCATGTCGAACCCTTCACCAAGACCACCATTTGATGTCCTGGTACGAAATTGGATAACACCACCTGTTGAATAAAGTTCAATCCGCTCCTGCCCCTTCGCTCGAATGGAATTGAAATCCTCACCATCCACATACCCCATTTTCTCAAGGTATCGTTTCACCTTCTCAAAAGAGGAATGAGATGTAGAAATTCGGTGAGCCGTGTGCAGGATATTCAATCCCTTATGCAAGCCCCAAATTTCAAGGATATATAGGATTTCAGATTTCCCATTACGCCGAGGAATAGAGTAACCAAACTTCTGATGCACCCAAAGACCATTTTTATCAACAGCCATCAAAGGCAGCAAAAGATTCTTCTGCCAAGCATAACAAGAAAGACCAGTCCGCTCGTAAAGTTCAATCGCTTCTTTAGCTTTTGAATTTTTCTTGACGTATTTTAAAATCACCGATTGAGTAGGATTCTGATTGCCAAGTTTCTTCCTCGCCATTCTAATTTCCTTTCAATCGTCATCGCATGATAACCCTATCGCTGGGAGATATCAGATCACCTCCTAGATTCTGTCTAAAATATTCAGATACTCTGCTTCTTCATATGTTTCTGCAAAAATATCAGACTTGCACGGATAAAGCTCCCCTCGCACACCTTTGATGATATAATCGCCTGTTTTTGCGACCATGACCCCCTCAAGTGTTTTAATCTCACACCATGCGGGATTTTTATTCCACTTACCATTATCGTGAACGATAATCTCATTCCTTGTCACTGCGTCCCAAAACCAATCTTCTTCAATCAAACAACGTTCATTAAGTTGAATCGCCTCAACCACAACAGGTTTCTTTCTGTACTTCATTTTCTAACTCCTTTCAAAGCATAATAAAAGCACCTAACTTCAACTTCAGTTAAGTGCTTTTATTTAATCGGTTCACCCATAGCATAAGCTTGTTTAGCTTCTACTAACGTCATCTTGTTGGGACCACCATCAATGTTGGTTTCACCCGTATTTTGCCAATTACAATGATCACAAATGTCATAAACAGCAGTCAATGTTCCACAAACCGGACAATGTACATACTCTTCATCATTGATCATCACCAAGTTGCCTTTTCCAATCTTGCTCAAAATAATTCACTCCTTCCTCTGGTTTTAGGATCGTTGTAACACGTCCCCTTTTGTTATCACCCAATGCAAATATATTTTTTTCTAAATCATATCTTACACGTCGGTATTCCGTATCATAACCAAGTACATTATCGCCAATAGGTTCACCTAAAAGTGTTCTCCCTAGTTCAAGATACTGCGATTGTGTAATATTACCAAACTCTTCACTATGCTTTCTGAAATGCCCGTTGAAAGATTTTTCAGTAGGAAAGCTAGCCTGAGACCAACGAACGCGGTCTTTTAGTTCTTGATATCCCTCACCACCATTATACTTCAAATCCTGAAACTTTGCTAGTGAAATAGGAGCATTTTGAACTCCTAAAACATCAACTATTTTCTTGTACTCCTTGATATCTGCCTTTCGATTGTTATCACGCACATCAGTATTTATTCTCTTACGATTTTCTAACTCATTTGAACTCTCATTTCTGATTTTTTTAGTCCAAGAATTTTGAACCTTACCATTTTTAGGATGATAGTCAATTACACAAGTACAATGCTGATGCCTTCTGTAGAAATTCGCTGGTTCCTCACCGTATATGTAATTTCCTACTAAGCTATCACACCATTTGCAACAACGTCTAGTAGAATGTCTACTGATCGTCGGTACCAAGCCCGTTTTAGCATGAAACTCCGCATTCTTCCGGATGCTATCATCAATGATTGATTGGGTGAAGTTCACAATAGGTTCACCGAGCAACCAACTGACATCTCCAAAATTTTCCTCAGACGAAAAGCGATTGACAATGCCAGCTATTCGATCCTGATTCAATTCAGGAACTTGCACTTTCAGACCGATTTTTGCTTCATCATTCAAATTCTTCTGAACATCGCTAGCATACCCACTCACAAGCTCATGATTTCGTCCTAGCACGTCCGTCAGCAAACGCTGAGCGATATTGTAATACATTTTTCCGTCTGGTAGTTTGTCGGCGCTTATAGAAACTCCTAGAGCCTTAGAGAGAATTTCTCCAATTTCAATCGCAAACTCATTTGCTGTTTTGTAAGTAGCTTTTTTTGCCTTCAATGTAGCAAAAGCATTTCTGACAATCTCACTCTTACCAAAATCTCTCTCAAACCTCTCCTGAACCTCTTGCAAGATACCAGGTAAAACATCATTCTCCATTTGAACCACCCTCGCTTACCACCGGTTTAGCTGACATATCTCCAGCGATACCAGTAAGGTCTCGAATGGTTTCTGCGTTGATGTAACCAGGTAATGCTTGGTTTAGTTTAACAACACCATCACCAATCATTGTCATTGTATTAGCGTCCGCTTCAAACAATGGCTCCCACTTAACTGTTGTTCTTACAAATTGGCTTCTAGTATAGCGAAACTCATCACGCAAACAAGCTGCAACATAAGCGACATTTAGCAATCCAGCACCTAGTGAGCGCTGAGCCTTCCGACCAGCAAGACGAAGATTCTCATGGCTAGCCTTGATGGCTTCCACAGATGATGGATTATCTGAAACGAAACCAAGGTCATCCAAAGTCAACCCCATTTCACCAGCAAATCCAGCAGCGGCTGTTCTCAGTTGCTCAGTAAACGGTGACATGCTAGCTGTAGTAAACTGTCCAACGCTCGGCTTCTCACCTTTATCGCTTGAAGAAATCGTCAACAAGCTTGATACAGTAGCTTTCCATTTCTCCATAGGTTCCGCATCGGGATCAAGTCCAAGAATGTATTTTTGTGGCCATGAGTAGAACTCAGCAGTAATATCCGCCCGTTCCAAAGTACGCTTAGCATATTTCTGATAATACATTCCAGCCCTGGTAATTCGCGACCTACCAAACGGACGAACCGCATCAGGACGATGAATAACCGGAACCAACAAAGGGATACCAGTTTCATTCACAACCGAGTATGGTCTACCATCTTTCGGAATGAAGTGAGTAGCATTAGGCTCAAAGTAGGCTTCAAGTGTTGGACGATTGTAATCATCACGAGCCAGAACTGCATAACCTTCTACAAGCAATCCAGTGATTGGATCAATTACACCCGTCGCATTACTTGATTCAATGACTTGCAACCTCACCGCATCATCTTCACCTTTCGAAATGTAGACGAAACTACACGAACCAATCAGTGCAGCTAAAATAGCACTATCAAAAAAGATGTCAGGATTGTTACGATCAAAAATTTCTGTGACATTAAAATCATCGTTAGCAAATGCCCTGAAAATCAAACGATCTGCAAGACTATCAACTCCCTTTGCAGTCCAACCAAGAACAGCTTGATACTTCGCCCTGATATGTGCAGGAATTGTAATTCCTGTCGGTGCTTCATAGTGCTGCATCGCATAATGCTTGTATCTCAGATTGACTCTGCTCCGATAAAGATTCAACTTCCTCCTAAGATAATCAATACCTCTTAATTCCAAATCGCTCTCCTTTCATTGTGATGATTTGGCGCGAGAAAAAATGTACAGTGACGGCGTGAAGCTCGCGAGCGCCTAGTGGGAGGGGGATACCCCCCTATCTCAGCTAGGACTTACTTCACACATATCTATTATTTTTTCAAGTTTTAAATATTTTTTTGTTTTTCTTTTTTGCAAAAAAGTTTTTTATTTCTTAATTGAACTATCAAGCTCTATACCTAGTCCAGTCCCTGGACTGTGGCAAGTTTCTGTTACCTACAACAGTAGCATTGGCTGATCTATCGTCAGCATACAGTTTATCAGACTTCTGTCTGTTGCATTGCCAGTGGGCTAACTGCAAGTTTTGAATATCTGATGGGTGACCGTTGCGATTGATTGGAATGATATGGTCAATTACTGGAGATAGAGGATGTGGGTACTTCAATGATTTATCGACGGGGAGTCCACAAATCCCACAAGTATTTCTTGTTTTGAGAATGATATTTTTATTCTTTTCAAAAGCAACTCTGTGAGGACCACTCCGGTCCGGTCTGTCCTTGGGGGTATTCATCTAGGGAGGGGCCTTTCTTTTTAGTAGGTAGGGGTAAAATTTTATGATGCAGGGGGGGAGTTTTTTTAGCTTCTCACACCCTCGTATATTTAACATATCTTATATTCTGTTAAATAAAACTAACATTCTCAAACCTCAAGCATATCAAGTGATTACAACTATTTTATTAAAAACTAATTTACATTTTTTCAATGTGTTAAATAAATAGGTTTTTAATAGCTAAAATTCATCATCGAATCATCCAATTCATCTTGCTTAATGCCTATGTAATCAAGCGTGATATCTGGTGATGAATGATTGAACAATTCCATCAAAATCGCTACGTTTTGATTTCGTCTGTAATGATGATACCCAAACGACTTTCTCATGGAGTGTGTTCCAATGTTCTTCAAGCCAACATGTTCAGCTGCTTGTTTTAAAATCTGGTAAGCTGCAACTCTTCCGATGTGAGCGATCCGCACACCGTCTGTCCTAACTTTCTTTTTGCTTGGAAACAGATAATCGTATCCTTGTAGATCATTTGCTTTTATGTAATGATTTAGTGCTTTTCTTAACTCTGGATTGACAGCGAATCGCTTAACCTTTCCTGTTTTCTTCTCAATGACTTCTATCCTATCGCCTGTCACTTGCTTGACTTGAAGAGGTATGATATCGCTGATGCGCATTCCAGAATACAGACCGCACATGATTAGGACATAGTTTCGCTCACTCTTTGATTTCAAAAAGTCTTTCATCCGTTCAATGTCATCAAGTTCACGAATAGGTTCTACTTTTTTCACGATATCACCTCCAAACCAGACAAAAAGACAGGGTGTGCCTGTCTTTTACAAATATTTCATAATATAATTTTAGCACACAAAATTATATATTTACTCCGAACTTGCTCCAAGTTTACTCCAAAAAAACTCCAAGTTTACTCCAAAATTTCAATCTGTTCACCATTTCGATACAACTCTGCAAATGCCATGAGAGCCTTATCCAAGATATCATAATATGAGCTTTCTGAAATAGATAATTCCATTGAGATTGATTCATCTTTCTTACAATCCCACTGAAGATATTTTTCAAAAAGTATCCTACGATATAGAGGATCGTGTAAGTTACTTACTGCTTGTTCAATTGCATCCAGCTCAAACTCTGCATCAACTTTCCGTATAGCTAACTTCTCGACTTGACTATCTCTCCCGCTTGATGGATTTCGTGGCATGAATGAGTAGGTAGTGGTCACTCTCTGCCCATCTGTATCATTTGCCACACGACGCCATCGAGGATATCCTTTTAAAATTTTCTTGGCATTTTCTTTTGTTTTGGCTTCGTTTATATCAGGAAAGAAGGGCATCGCTCACCTCGTTTCTATCTCAAATAATTTTTCCTTCAAATATCAGAGTTATTGTCCCTGTTCCATCTTTATTCTTAGATACCAGAGCGCTACAATCAGAACCAAACTCAACTCCTTCAATTGTGATGCTACGCTTCACGCTGTCAACGTTGATGATAGAGTCATTTGATGTTTTTATTCTCATGCTCCATCTCCTCAATAAGCCAGTCTAAATTTTTTCTAGCTTTCTTCAGGTCCTCAAGACCGTTTTTCTTCTGGAAGCGCAATAGATACTTAATTGCGTTACCCCAACACCATGCAGCCTTACCTGGCAGATTGCCAATAAAGTTATCAATCACTTCGATACTTTCAAGACCTTTTGATCCTTGATAGTGGCTTGGTTTGTTTACGTTGTCAATTTTTTCTGGTTTCATTATTTATCCTCCTTCTTCATTTTCTAAAACGGCATCTTGTATAAAAGTATTGCCAATTTTATAGTATTTGTATTCCTTAGCTGTCACTTCAAAACTTTCTTCAACTTGCTTATTTCCTGCATATCCTGAAACGACCAGAATATATTTTCTTTTGGTTCTGGTTGGCACAAGTACCGAACTTTTACCATTCATAACAGGTATGAACGTTGTGTGAGGTTCATCAATGTACTTATCTACCACTGTCCCACTCGAAATCTGGTGACATGCTACGAGTAAGGATGCGAATAAAACAATACATAGGATTTTAAAATATCTCACTCCTTCTCCTCCAAAAGTTCCTTGTTTTCATAGACGTTGCCGATGATTTTCTCATATCCGGTCCACGCATATCCTTCACTCAATCCTTTTAGATAAACTGCAGGCATGCCGCCTATGAATGTACCACCGTATTCTTTTTCTAAATACACTTCATGGAGACATCCTCTTGTACATTTAACGATGTCACCGACGAACACTTCCTTGCCATTTATGTCAAAAAGTCCTGTGGATTGCATGAGTTCAACATCTTTAAGATAAGCATTACTTCCTGATGTTTCGTTTACAACGAATGCAGTAGTTATATTTCCCTCGTCATCAAATAGTATCCGTTTTACTTTGCCCATTTCTTCCCGTGTCTTGTGCCACGCCCGATATCTTGGCCTCATAATCTCACCTCGTCTCCAATCCTCAATGACTCATAACTTGTTTTAGTAACTACGAAAATGCCGTAGTTCTGTATTGTGATCGTGTAGAGTTCGCCAATCTTCTCCTTTTGTAAGACTCTGCCTTTAATTTCTGCGCCTGCGTTATCAGCCTTGTAAACAACCATTGGCTTCTTTTCTTCCAGATTCCGGATTTTATCCATCTGCCAGATGTTCAACCCAGCAGACAGAAGAATCCAGATTGCGATAAATCGTTTCAATCTGTGACCTCATTTCTCAATTCAAAATCAATTCCTGAATGTTCATTAAAATTCCTCACTTTCAATTTTTCTGATATCAACAACCTCTTCAAGATATTCCTTTGAACACCAGTCGTATTCAACGCATTGTCTAATAAATCTTTTTTTATAAAAACAATGCTCTATGTATGCGATTGGAAATAGCAAAGCAATGAAAGGTGAACAAATGATTAAAAATAAATAAATAGTAATTCCACAAACTTTTGAGTCTGCAATATATTCATAAAAATCTACTAAATCTTTTATTCTTTTAAAATGCCTGATAAAAATAATATAGTTTTTTCTTTTCATCCTTCACATCTCCTTAAAATGGCAAATCATCATCTGAAATATCCATCGGATTTGTTGCGCCAAAACCTGGTGGCATCTGGTTTTCCATGCTCGCTTGGTTTGCAGAGTTATCCTTCTTTTCAAGCGTTTGAAAGCTCTCAGCCACTACTTCTGTCACATATACACGCTGACCGTGCTGATTTTCGTAACTACGAGTCTGGATGCGACCTGTGATTCCCAAAAGAACGCCTTTTCTGACCCAATTTGCCAAATTTTCAGCTTGCTTACGCCACATGATGCAATTGATGAAGTCGGCCTCTCGCTCTCCATTCGCACCCTTAAAATTCCGATTTACTGCAAGGTTGAAAGTCGCAACTGCAACATTTGACGGTGTGTATCGCAATTCTGGATCACGAGTCAATCGGCCAATCAACACAACATTATTGATCATTCTCTATCTCCTTTCCCGGCCTCTTCTGCGTTTGTAGATAATTCCATTACTTTAATAATTTTTTCTAACATAGATTTATGTAGCGTGATGTAATTATTTTTCTTCACTTGTCCACAGAATATACAAATTCGTTTGCCAAAATAATTACATTTTCCGTCTGAACGGTAACTTTCATCTGCTTCAATTTGTTCTTTATTAGCTGAGCTAACAAGAATTACTTCATCAGACTCGTTCCAATCAGGAATTCCCATACATTTGTGAAAATTCTCAAATGCTAAATCTATTAAAATATCTTTAGCCATTATTTTCCTCTCAATCAATTAGATCTTCCTTGTGCTCGTAGCTTCATAGGTCATCAATACCTCCTATCCTTCATACCCGCAGGATACACAAAGCATCTGCCTGTTGCTCCCTCAAAGATGCGACTTGATAGAGCACCATTCCCAAAATCGTCTGAGTAAAGCTCTTTAATTTCTTCACTAGACAGATTCGTGTTGATAATCGTATTGGTCCGATTATCCAGGATCTTGAACAATATCTGATGCGCCCATTCATTCCGTTTGGTATCAGCCTTGCGACTCTCTTTTCCAAGGTCATCCAAGAAAAGAAAATCAACCTCAGATAGTAGTTTGACCATCTTCGCTTCTGAAAATCCATTGTCAAACTCAAAGCTTTCACGAATCTTATCAAACAAAGTCACTACTGATACAAAAAGCACGCTTTTAGGTTCATCATAAGACTTAAATTGCTCATTGAGAAACCGAGCTAATCCATAGGTCAGATGGCTCTTCCCAACACCAGAAGGGCCAGTGATGATAGCATTGCCAGTCTCACCTTTCGCATAACAACGTTCTAATCTCTTCACAAAATTCATAGCATTTTCATCAATATCAACCTGAATCTCATAGTCATGTAGTGACTTGCTAGCAAGCTTACTTGAAACGATACTGTCACGAGCAAAGACCTCGTAAGTATCTGATAGCTTGCTTTTAACTTCAGATTTCATATTCAGCTGCTTTTCAAAACGTTGGATATTCTCTTTCTCGCATTCAGGACATTGACTAATTTCCTCAACTTTGCCCTTGATAGGAATCTTAACAGACCAAAGATGGCATCCATGGATTTCACAGACATCATCAAGAACCGTTCTAGTTTTGAATTGTTTAAACTGCTTCATTTAAAATCCTAGCCTTTCGTCTGTTTTCTTTTCACGTTTAACAACATTTCCTTGATTCAAATAACCGTCGAACTTCGTTCCAAAGAGGGTTTCTGGTCTCAAGTATTTCGCATACTTCGTACCTGACCAATCCTTAACCATGTTATCAATCACCTGTTTAAAGTCATTTAGTCGATATCCTTCAGACCATCTAGCCTTAATCAGAGATCTGTTCTTCTGAACATTATCTCTATAATTCTTTCCAGTCTTTGAATTGAGATAATCGATAATTTCTTTGTAAGGGATATTATCAGGTTCTTTAGGATAGGTAGTTAAGCTATCCTTATCTAAGCTAACCTTACTTACTCTATCCTGTGTATCCATTTGGTATCCATTTGGTATGACATTTTCTAAAGGTTTTAACATAGCTGTTTTTGAGTGGTCATACTCTAATTGAGTTTTTTCATCCTGGTGCAATGTTGATTGGAATCTATCTGACCTAATATAATTGTGAATTCTCCAATGTCTGATAACAACCACACCACTATCGAATGGGATTAAAAATCCTTTTGCAATTAGTAATTTCATGTCATCATCACTTGCTCCGATTGTTCTCTGGGTAGTCTTAGCCTTGTCAATGAACCCTTCATCATCTGCCCCCATATTAAGATGGAAATAGAGAGCTTGTGATGATAAAGGCATCTCAAGAAATCTGTCTGTTTCAGTAATCTTCCTGCTAAACATTCTCCGTTGTGCCATCTTCTACTCCTCCACACTTGAAAATTTTGTGTATTCTTTGTGAAAATACAACTTCACTGTCCCTAGACTGCCGTGTCGGTTCTTTTCCAGGATCAGCTCTGTCACATTGTTCGCTTCTTGACTGTCAGCTTGCTCTTTCTGATAATAGGCATCACGGTACAAGAAAGCTACAATATCAGCATCTTGCTCAATAGAGCCAGACTCTCGCAAATCTGCAAGCATCGGACGCTTGTCCTGTCTCTGCTCAACTGCCCGGCTTAACTGTGACAAGGCAATGACAGGTACTTTCAAGTCCTTAGCTAGTATCTTCAATTCTCTAGAAATCTCAGAAACCACCTGCTGTCGATTCTCGCCTTTTGATCCAGTGATCAGCTGCAAGTAGTCAATGATAATGACTCCAAGACCTCCCATTTCCTGAGCAAGCTTTCGAGCCTTTGAACGTATCTCAGAGATGCGAATGCCAGCCGTATCATCAACGAAAATAGGGGCGTCATAGAGATTCCCTTGTGCATGCACTAGCCTACTCCATTCCTCAACACTCAGATTCCCAGTTTTTAGGTGATACCCTTCTACCATGCCCTCGGATGCTAACATCCGCTCAATCAAGCTTTCCGCCCCCATCTCAAGCGAGAAAATAGCCACAGGCTTTTTCTCTTTTACAGCGATGTACTGAGCGATATTCAGAGCTAGCGCTGTCTTCCCCATCGCTGGACGAGCAGCAAGGATGATAAGATTGTCCTCGTGAAGACCGGTCGTAATCTTGTCCAGTCCAACGAACCCAGTCGATAGACCTGTCACAACTCCATCTGTCTGCGATCGGATCTCGACCATCTGCATGTGTGTATCAAGGATATCAGCCACATTACGAAATCCAGTGCCTGTATTCTGATTGCTGATATCAAGCATGGACTTTTCAGTCTTTGCAATGATATCATCGATGGACACGTCACCCTGATAAGCACTCGAGAGGGAGTCAGATAGGTTTGCTATCATCTTTCTGAGCGTAGCCTTTTCTTTCACAAGCTTTGCATAGTGCTCCACATTCTTCGATGTCGGAGTGGAGTTTACTAGTTCGACAACATAATTTATTCCACCAATTTCTTTAATCTGCCCTTGATTAGTAAGAGCTGACATCATAGTAGTGGCATCAATCGGCTCACCTTTTTCAAGCAAGGACAACATGGTTTTAAAAATAATCTTGTTTGCAGGCTTGTAAAAATCATCAGGAGTCAAGTCATCTGCTAGAGTGATAAGTGAGTCGGGGGAGATAAAGACTGAACCAAGAACAGACTGCTCAGCTACTAGATCATGAGGTAATATTCTAAAATCATCACTCATGCACTATCCTCCCAATACTTATCCAAATCAACGTTCATAACCGCAGCAAGGTTCTTTTGCTCCGTCAAAATTTGACGACGATAAGGGGCGAGGCCAGCTTGTCGTTCTTCCTCATTTTTTGGAAGATAATATCCGCTCGGTTGTGTCTTCTTCGCTACAATCGGATGCTTGAAGTTCACTCGCAAGCTTTCAACAATCATTTCAAGGCTTCTTTTAGATAATGAAAACTCATTTCGAATAGTGAATGAACGCACAGGGTTTTCAAACGAGCCATGATTGACAATATAATTCAATACATTTGTTTCTAGCTGATCCATATCTCTGCTAACTGCCATATTTTACCCTCTCAAATTTCTAGGCGCAGGCAAACCAATCAATTCAGGCTTCAAGCCATCTGGTTTTTCGTTGTCGAATGTAAAGCCTGAAAATGGTCTACGGATGTTCTCACGAATTGCTCTGCGTTCCGCTGTTAGTCCTAAAGCATAAGCTTCTTGACTTGCTCGAATGATGTCTGCATCATGCTGTTGTTGCATTTTCTTTTCTTCGGCTTTCTTCAAGTCGATGCTGTGCGTGTGGACTCCTACGCCAAGAAATCCGATTAGCAGTGCGCCAACTCCCAACAGTTGGCTTGTTAATGACGGTTCAAACATTATACTTCTCCTTGTAAATTTTGATAATTTTGTCTTGGTCAGCGATTCGCTGATTTGCTTCTTGTAGTTTTTCTTGCGTCTCAATCAACGATTGGTTGAGGTCTAATGCAACTACTTTCCAGTCAAGATTTGTTTCTTCGATCTCTTCCGAAAAATAGTTTTTGATTCTTGTTAGTAGGTTCATGCTATCCTCTCTTCGCTAACTGACTTTGAAATCGTAGTACATCGTTCAAGTCGTACAAGTATTTACCACCCTTTACACTTTGTTGATAGCTAAACTTGCCTTGATCTCTAAAATCCTCGATTCGCTTTCTGCCCCAACCAGTGGCTTGCATAACGTCCTTGATTGGGACCATGCTGATTTGTCTTGAGACTTGTCTTTTAGCCTCTTTCAAAGCTTCGATGTTAAGCTTCACAAGGTCTTGAAAGAGTTCATTTTTGAAATCTTCACCGAATAATTCCAAAGCCATTTGCTATTTCCTCTCTTTCTGTGATATAATTTTATTGGTTATTTTTCTATGCGCCTAACTTCTGTTAGGTGCTTTTTTGTTATCTAAATTCATCCAAGCTGACTTCCAGTGCGTCAGCAATTTTGCACATATTCGGCCAAGAAAGGTATTTCACCTTTCCATTTTTTAAGTCAGAAAAGAAACTTCGATTAACTCCAGCCATCTTAGATAATTGATAGCCATTCAAATTTCTTTCTTGCATGATTCTGTTTAACTGTTCCCACATTTTATACCTCCGAAAACACTATATGTTGTTTTACAAGTATATTTAAATAACAATATGTTGTGTTTTTCTGTAATCTATGTTATAATCATTTTTGACTAGGACCTCTCACCGTTTTAGTCACAATCTAAACAGAAAGGAGATACAATCATGGGTAAAAACCAACATGTTGTTCCTGCCAAGAATGGCGGTTGGAACGTAAAAGGTGCTGGCAATTCAAGAGCAACAGTTCACACTACTACGAAGAATGAAGCTACAAATATTGCTAGACAGATTTCACGAAATCAAGGTTCCGAACTTATCATTCATGGCAAGGATGGAAGAATCCAAAGCCGAGACAGCCACGGTAAAGATCCATTCCCTCCTAAAGGCTAGTCATATTTTGGCCTTAGCCTTACGGTATATCCAGCAGCAGGAGTTACATCATCCAATGTGACTTCTGCTATTTTTTTCTTTCCGTCACTAGTTTCAACGATTAGTCGTGTATAGAAACGACTATCTAAAACATTCACCCGATTTGGTTTAGAGTTATACGGATATCGTTTTGGTCTCATTGTTTTTTCCTTTCTAAATTTGGTATAATAAAAATAAAAACAAGAGGTGAATAATCGTGTATGTACCTATAAAACCAACTGGAGATTTCATAACCAATTTCACGCTTAGTGATTCCTGTAAAATCTGTAAAAATATTACTTGTCCAACAGTCGTGAACGAAACAACTCAGAGTATAGATAATAATCACTATCGATTTTGCGCAACTCGCTATTGTCAACAATGTAATCATTATTTTGTTGATGAAATCGAAGTTACAACAGCTGTTGATGGTTTCGCAAATATTGATTATAAATACGATATATTAGATGTAAAGCCAGAACTACCTAGCGACATCCCAATATCAAAAGAATTAGCAAAACTCTCTCCTATAGGAAAAGAGATATATACTCAAGCACTTAAAGCTGAGCAAGAAAAACTTGATCATATAGCTGGTATTGGTTTTCGCAAATCCTTAGAATTTTTCGTAAAGGACTTTGTTATCTCTTTTGAATTAGAAGATAAAGATAAAGTTGCTAAAATGCCACTGAAACAAGTTATTGATAGCTATATTGATAATCAAACTTTGAAAACATTTGCGACTGCAACTGTTTATATAGGTAACGATGAAACCCACTATACTAAAAAACATAGTGATAAGGATCTTCAAGATTTGAAAAAATTTCTTCATGGATTCTTGCACTATATGGAGATGCAACTTAATCTTTTGGATGCTTATGAGCTTCTTGATAGGTGAGAATAGTATTCTCAATTTCATCCAACTTCTCAGCGATATATGTCACGGTCCTCAGTATTTCATTGAGGGCTGTTCTTTCTAATTCGTTCATGTTTACTCCTTTCCTACTCAATCCCATAATCTTCAATAACCTGAAGAATAAAACTGTTCGCTCGTGGACCTTTTGTCGTCCCACTTAGAATGTTTGTTACTTCCTGTCGCTTAAAGCCGTAAGCAACCGCTAGAGTTGTTTTTTTGATTCCTTTCTCTTTCAAGAAAGCATTAACCTTTTCACGACCGTTTGCGATATCTGGCATATGTGCTCCTCCTTTTTACACTTTATGTAAATAAGAAACAACTAATTTTTTAACTATTTTTGTGTTATTGCTTGACAAGTTACACCAAATTAGCTAAAATGAAAGCATAATAAAAACACTAACAAATCTATAAATACCGTTCGCCAAAACATTTTTATGATTTATTCCTTAGTTGTTTTTTTAGTTGTTTCTTACTTACAAAAATCATTTTACACCTTTTGGGATAAATAGTCAATAGTTTTACACCAAATTTGTTAAATTTTTTTTGTGATGTCTTAGAAAGGTTGATTTTAACAATGTTTGAGACGTTTGAAAAAATTAAAGAGTTAGCAAAAAAACGTGGAAAAGCTCTTGGACAAGTCGAAGAAGACTTAGGTTATGGCAGGAATACACTATATAAGATAAAAAACTCTACTCCCAATGCTGAGCGGATAGCAGAGATTGCCAATTATTTCCATGTATCCACCGATTACTTACTCGGTCGTACAGATAACCCTGCAATAGCAAGCGATGACACAATCGCAGGCTACACGTCTGACGACTTGCGAAAAATGGCAGAGAATGCCAAGACCTTCGATGGCAAGCCACTTACAGAGGAAGACATCGATGCGATCCAAAACATCATAGAAATATACTTGAGAGGTAGATAGCCTATGACTATTGAAGAGTTAGTAGACTCGCACGGTGTCACTCTCGCCTATTTTGATAATGATCTCTGGCATAGACCAGGAGTCTACATCAAAGAAATCAATATTATTTTTATAAACCGTGAGCTGTCCGAAAACGCAAAAAAACGGGTCATATACCACGAATTAGGACACATGGACCATTCTGCTGAGTTATACAAAAATAACCACAATAGGTGCGAAAATGAAGCAAATAGACATATGATTCACAAGTTGTTAGAAGAAGAACTTGCTCTATCTGATGATCAGTTATCTTTTAATTACTTACACTTCATGAAAAAGCACAAATTAAAAACCATCACAGATGAAGTGATGGTTATTGACGAATATTTTTCGTTGATTAGTTGATTAGGAGCATAGTATGAAAATCGGAATGAGAACACCAAGTCTAAAAAAGAGCTTGAAAGCTAAAACTACCAGCAAATGGAAAAGGCAAGCAAAAAGAGCTCTTATTCCTGGATATGGACAAAAAGGGGTTGGGTGGATAAAGAATCCTAAAAAAGCTCTATACAACAAGATCTATCATAAGACGACGTTTGGTCTTTCAGATTTACTTAAACCGTCTAAAAAGAGAAGGAATAAATCAACAAAAAAACAAACGTCCATCAAATCTACAAAGAAATACACAGCAAAAGATTACAAAGAAGCCGGTATTGTACTAATAGTCATAGGTGCTATCTTGGTATTTCTACTTCCACCGATTAGTTTTATTTTTGTAACAACTGGTTTTATTAGTTTTATTATCGGTCATTTATCAATGAAACGTGAAATGAAGAAACAACAAAATCAATGGAAATAAAGGCTTACAAAAAGAAAAATGGGGAGACGGCGTACGGGTTCACTGTTTACCTTGGTAAAAAGAATGGTAAGAGCAAATATGCCAGGAAAAAAGGATTTGAAACCAAGGCGAAAGCTCGTGCAGCACTTCTCCAACTTCAAAGCGATATAGATAACATTGAGCAGATCAAGAAAAATATAACTATTAGAGAGATAGCTGAAAAATGGCTTGAAGAATACAAAGAGACCGTTCAAGAAAGTACCTATCTAAAGACTACCAGGAATTTCCAAAACCATATCTATCCGGTTTTAGGGGATAGGAAGATAGCTTCTATCACTCCTCTCCAGATGCAAGAACAAGTCAATGAATGGTCGAGAAAATTAGTCTATGGACGAAAGCTAAAGGGCCTTATGAATAATATCTTTAAGTATGCGATAAGACACGAATACCTGGATACAAACCCGGTCGATAGCGTGGTTACAACTATCAGAAAGAAATCAGACGAAAAGAGCGACTTTTACAATAAAGATGAGCTTCAAAATTTCTTAAAATTAGTAGCACAGACCGAGGATTTGGAAAAGATAGTCCTCTTTCGTATTTTAGCCTTCACTGGAGCTCGAAAAGGGGAGATTTTAGCCCTTGAATGGGATGACTGGACCGATAACACTCTGAACATAAACAAAGCTATTACAAGAGGATTTGAGGGCGAAAAAATAGGCCGTACAAAAACAGTAAGCAGTAAGCGACTAATCAGCCTTGACGAAAAAACAAAAAATATCTTGCAAGAATGGAGAGAATACAATCCAGATACAAGATACATTTTTGAAACTGAGTTTGGCAAGCCCATGCCTGGGAGTCTGCCAAGAAAATGGTTGCTTTCAATCTTGAAAGATAGCGACCTACGACCGATTAAAATCCACGGATTCAGGCACACGCACGCAAGTCTTTGCTTCGATGCAGGAATGACCTTGAAGCAAGTCCAGTATAGGCTCGGTCACTCAGACCTTAAAACGACTATGAACGTATACACTCACATAACCAAGCAAGCCAAGGACGATATCGGAGAACGCTTTGCGAACTATATTGATTTTTAGGATACAGCAAAATGTTGTATCCTTTGTTGTATCCTTTTTTTAAAAAAGGATACTAAACAATAAAAAAGATAAAAATAAAAACGCTGTTTTATCAACGTTTTAGAAAGATTTGCGAAAGAATGCAAAATATAGATGGAGCCGGTGGGAGTCGAACCCACGTCCAAACACCTGCCAACATATTTATCTACAACCATAGGTTATGTATTATTTTAACAGTCCCTCGACACATAACTCAAGCCTAGGAACTGCGAGTCTATCAATTCTCTTATCAAACCACTAGACAAGGCTTGATCGTATCTCGCTAATCATAAGACCTGTCATTGAACACGAGCAATCCAAATCAGGTCACGCCTGCTGGTTTTTAGGCAGCTAGAGCGTAAGAAGTGTTATTTTTTGCAGTTATATTTAACTGAGCGTTTACGTCGCCACACGGGTTGCAAAATATGCCTCATAATGCCTGTCGAATCCGTAACGACCCCAGGATGTTAGAACTATTATAACCTATCTTCAAAAAAAATGCAAAATCAAGCCAATTCTTTAGAACAGATACGTTTTCAAAGCATCTGATAATGCTTGATAACCGGCTACACTTAGATGGAGGCCATCCATTGTATAGGCTGATTGAAGTTGTCCTTTTGAATCTGTCAAACTATCATAAATCGGCACAAAATCTACCTGCATATAGGCGGAGGCTAGAGCCTCATAGGCTTGATTCCATTCTCTGATCTTTTCATTGGTACGAATATATACTGTCTGCTTGTATTTCTCTCCTTCATTGACCGGTAGAATGGAAAGGAGCTTTATTTGTGACAGCGGATATTCTCGAGCAATCGATTGGATTACACGCTCAAGATTATCCAAAGCATCATTCATGGAAACATCTTTTCCGATATCGTTTGTCCCAATCAAGAGAACAATTTGATCGACAGCATCACCATAAAGATGGGCATCCAAATTCTCTAATAACAATCTCGTCTGATAGCCTCGTATGCCACGATTAACAATCGTCTTGGCAACCCCAAACAACTCTTGAAGAGGGTAATATTCCACTATCGAATCACCAATAAAGATGATATCTGGCTCTAGAACAGATACTTGATTCAATTCACGATACTTGGTTTGAATTTTTTCCTGCTCCTTTAAGAGCCAATTCTCTAATAACTGTACTGCCACC